ATATCCGTTATCCTTTTCTGTGTAGTTAATTCTCGTCTTAAACATATTTGAGAACCACTGGTCGACCTCTACTCCCATACGAGACTTATTAATAATAACATCATCATCTATTTCGGACAATTCATCACTATGTGTAAACTGATGAACAGGATACTCTGCAATCTTGTTGAATGCGTCTATGATGTCCTGTTCATCCTTACCTGTGCGTGGAGGACAACCATAAGTATCCCATGCATCCTTGACTACCTTACGCATTTCAATAACCCATTCTCTAAATAAATCAGGAGTCATCTCAAGTAAATCTTCAAAATTACAATTCACATGTGAGTTTATCACATGGTCATTCCGTTCATAGTATGGTTTGGTTTGTGTCATCATTTTATTTTACTGAAGTTATTTTTCTTTTCAAAGACGATATGATTCTGGAACTTGTCCGTCATCGTATCAGACTTATGACTAATTACAAATATATTAGCACGATTTCCGAAAGATGTCAAGAGTTTTAAGAACTCTTCTGTACCAACTGCATCAAGGCTCGAATCAAAGACCTCATCGAGAATCAACAAATTACAGTTTACACTATTCTTCAGTCGTGCAATCTCACGCCATGCGAGAAGCAAAGATAGGTCAATACGCAACCGTTCACCTTCACTGAAACTGTGATAGGTAAACTCGTCACGATGGCGACTCTTGATTGTCTCGTTGAAGTTTTCGTCGAGATTAAATTGACAAAAGAAGTCCATGTCTGCAAGATACTTATTAATCAACTTATTCATAATTGGCAAATAATGCTTGATAATCTTTGCTTTGATACCACTATCTTTCAGAAGAGTAGAAGCAATGCTAAGATAATGCCTATCTTCAATGAGTTCTTTTCTTCTTTCGACATGATTTTTTCCCTCACCAATCAATTGGTTGAGTTCTTTTTTAGTTTCTCCGACTTCTGTTCCTTCAGATAAAACGGACTCAATATTCTTCTGCATTTTGTCGATGTATTGAGAAGATGCACTTATTTCACTTTGCTTAGAAGAGATTTGCTTCTCGATATTTTGTATAGAATCAAGAATGGCATTAATATCTCCCATTCTTTTTTCAGTGTATTCAATACTTTCCGCTAAAGAACTCAACTCTTTATCAATTGATTTTTGTTCTTTTTCCTTTTCCTCATACACACAATCTTTATGGTGTTGTTGGATATCTTGTTTACATGAAGGACATGTATCGTTTTCTTCATAAAATTTTATGTTCTTCTGTATTGTCTTTATCTTATTTTTTAACTGAGTTTCATTTGATTCTAAGTTAATTAAAGATTTTGGAATTGTATCTTTATCTTTTATCTGAGACAACATGTTATCAATACTACTCTGTTGATTATGAATATCTTCTTGAAGTTCTTTTATTTGTTTTCTAGACTCTTCAATTTCTTTTTGATACTCATCTACTGAATCACTTGATTTCTTTTCAAGAGTATTAATCAATTTCTGTTTATCATCTACCTTACTCTTTGTAATTTCAATCTTCGTATCAATATCTTTTATATACTCTTTTGCCATTTGCAATCTAGCACGAACAAGGGTATTCATAACAGAAAAGACATCAATATCAAGAAGATTTTCAACAACCAATCTTCTATCAGAGGCACTTAGTTGCATGAACGGAACATAATTAGACGAACCAAGAATTACAACCTGACAAAATGATTTGTATGTCATCTTCAGAATCTGTTCTTCTAGAATCTTCTGGTAATCTCTTGCCTTTGCATCTTGGTCGAGCATCTCACCATTCTTATAGATTTCAAACTTCTTTGGTTTTAAAGCACGGAATACCTTGTATTCATCAGAACCTACTGTAAAGGTAATTTCTACTTCACAGTTTTTCTCATTAATTGAATTTGTAAGTTGAGGAATGTTGATACCACGAAACGACTTTCCAAACAGAGCAAATGTCAATGCATCAAGCATCGTTGACTTTCCTGCACCGTTCTCACCAGAGATGAGTGTGTTATGGTGTCGTGTTAAGTCAACGGTTGTCTTGTTATTGCCAGTTGAGAGAAAGTTTCTCCAACTCAATGTTTGGAATATTATCAAACTAATGCCTCCTGAAACCAAGAAGGTGTTTCTGCATTTTTCCATTCTGCAATGTCACTCTTCTCTCCAATATAATATGCACGATATGCCTTCACTGCATCTTCATTCTTATATTCGTCTGGCATTGCTTGTGCAAAAGGAGTCATTGAATCTGTGATTGGAATGTTCACTGGTTTACGGAACCGAATGAGAGAAATCAAATCTTCTGCTTTATGAACCTTTTTATACCGACGAGTGTACTCTTTACATAATGCATATGCATGTTCAGTTAACCAATAATAGTTATTGTTGTTCTCCATCACCCACTGAGTACAAGGATGACCGACAAAGGATGCTTTGTATAGAATCTCTTCCATCAAATTATGTGGAGATCTCCATCTCTTGATTCGACGGCCGTTCTTTGAATAATCTGTCCATTCTATTCCGTCAAGAACACGATGTGCAGTAGACAACATTTGTCCCGATTCAAGAATCATCTTTACAACATGTTTATCGCACATCATTTGTGCAGAGACTTGAGGACTTTCATCCAAAACAAAAATATTCATAGTGATAGGCTTTCCATATACAAATCTTTAATCAATTTTTTCATCCTAGGCTTATCGTCCACTTCTTCGATAGCATCTATTTCATTATTTATTAGTGTAACAGTATCTTGTGCTAAGTCAACAATTTCTTCTTTAGTCCATTCAGAATCTATGATATCCTCAACAACAGTAATCTTTGCCACTCCTGCTTCATATAATGCATCCATGAATCTATCGAAACCGTATGGATGTTTTTTAGATTCTACAAATAATTTTACATATGCATCTTTCAAATGGGAACAATCAAGTTTATCTGTATCAATAGGTCCCTCATTATCATTATATCTGATGGTATGGAACATCTTATATGGATTTTCAATAAACTCTATTTCTCTGGTTTCTGTATCTAGAACATGAAAGCCTTTTGTTTCATTTAAATCGGCGAATGTAATTTGGTACTGTGTTCCCATATAGTAGACATTACCCTTTTCTTGTCTACAATGGAAATGACCAGATAATACTTTTTCGTATCTGTCAAAGTATTCAGGATTCATACCACCATCAAATTTAACTCCTCGCATAACATCATATCCATGAAGTTCAAGGTGTCCTATTAGGATAGGAGCAGATGCAGTTTTAATAAAATCAACAGACTCTTGTTCATTTTCTTTATTAACCCAAGGAAGTAGAGCAATATCTAAACCATCAAAATTAACAACCTCTGGTTTTTCATATAAATGTAAATCAACAGCAAATAACTCACGGATAGAATTCACCATGTTTGTGTTTCTATAATAGACATCATGATTTCCTAAAATGCAATGTAAATCTATATTATTCTTGTGAAGTCTATCTATGAATCGTGTTCGTACTTGATTAAGAATATTAAAGTTTACGAACTTTCTCCTATCCATCAAGTCCCCTGCATGAATAATAGTTTTAATATCATTCTCTTCCAGATATGGAAAGAACACTTCATCAAAAAACTTCATGAAGTAGTCAAAAAATAATTGAGAGTCACCTCTTGCACCAAAGTGTGTATCATTTATCAGTGCTATCTTCACCAGTATTATCCTCTAAAGTAGAACTTGTTTTTTTAGTCTTCTTTTTCTTCTTTTTCTTAGGTGTAAACTTTTCAATATCTTGGTCGTTTAATTGGAAGTGTTTATGCAACATTTCTGTTACTGACATATCCTCTGGACCAGATTCAAAGTAATTTTTAGTATACCAATTTTTAATTGTTCCGTCATCTAATTGTTCCATCGCCTTATACTTAACATATGATTGTTTCTTTTCCTTTTCAATTCTTCTTAAAAAGGCATAATATATAATTTGCGTGAAATATGAAAATGGATTTTTAGATTTTTCTGGGTCAAAGTTATGTGCATACATCAGGCAGTTTTCTATACCATCACCTACCATTTCATCTCTATATGGATAATTGATAAAATTAGGCCTATAGGACAGATGTTCAGCAATCTGTAGAAAACATTCGCCAATATAGGATGTTACTGGTGGTTTTGGTTCGCCACTTTCCTCTGCTTCGATAACTACCTTCTTCCACTCTATCATAGCGGCATAGAATTCTTTATTATCAATATAATGATTAGATGGGGTTTTGCTCATGATATAATACCTTTGTTTTACCCATTATACGACAATTTAAAAAAAATGCACACAAAAAATAGAAAAATATGTTGACAATTTTCAAATCCTGCTTTACAATCATCTGTGCCAACAGACATAAGGAACACTTATGATCATCTTAAGTAATCATTAGGGTCAGGGCTCCAGTCAGTCCAGTCGTTCCCGAAATTTTTATCCTTCTGTTTTTCTTCATCATCGCCAGTATAATCTTTTCTTTTAACTTTACCGTTAAGATTTTCTATCAAATCCATAACATCTTCTACATCTATTAGACCAGCATCAACTAAAGAGAGTAGTGCTTCTGGTGGAAGAAACATACTCATAGTAATGAAATTTCTATTCTTAGGTGACATAGTATTTTCTTCCATCTCCTCTAAGTCTTCTAGGAGGTCTGGATTTTCATGCACTGCATCACGGACCATTTCCATTAAATTTTCAAATTCTTCGGGTTCCATATTTTCCATCGATGGCAAATCAGAATCTAAATCTTTTTTCATCATTTCTGTCAAGTTCGTGATGCTTGGATTACTTGGTTGTATATCTTCTTTTTCTTTTTCTAAACTATACAATTCCATGACATCTGTATCTGGAATTAGGTAAGTAGCAATATAGTCTTTTGGAAGACTTGTTTGAATTTCATTTGTATGGGATAGCCAATTTTTAAGAACTGTGAGTTCTCTTTGTCTACCAGAATATGGGTCCACTACAAATCTAGTCATAAAAACCATAGGTCTTTCAATTATGATTTTTCCTCTCTCTTCTCCTCTAAGCCTAGCAATAATTTGTTCTCCGCTTCTCAACTTCAGAATTCTATAGGGTGTTTTCATTTTAGCATCTCCTATCATAATCGGATTTTAACCATCTTGAAAGAAAAGTTCTCTCTATTATATATCTTAATTCTCTCACCAAGGTGTTTCATAGTGTGGTTTACATGCTTCTTAAACTGCAAATTATCACTGATATCATATAATTTTACTTTTTCTTTCGTTTCAGATTTTCTTAAACCTCTTCCTATTGACTGTAAAACACGAATTACAGACTTAGAAGGGGATGAGAAAATAATGTTATGAATATTCTTAATATTAATGCCAGTAGAGCATGTTCCATATGATGCTACTAGTATGGCATTTTCTTCTTTATCTATAACCTTTCGTATAAATTCTCTTTGTTCGGTTTCTGTTCCCCCATGAATAAAGAACACCTTTTTATCTGGACATTCCTTTCTAATCTGTTCAAATAGAGGCTTACCGTGAGAATCCACATAATTGAAAAGAAGAAGAGTATTTCCCTTTACCTTACAGCAAAGACTTACCAAGAAGTCATTTCTCTTTTTATTCCCCACAATCCATTTTATCTCATCCTGATATGGAGCCCTTTTAATCTCTTCTATTTCTTTCATAGGATATTGGAGATTTATGCATTCAATATCCAATTCTGATAAAAGGCTTTTATCTATTAGTTTCTTGGTAGATGTTACATTAAATACCCTACCAAACAAACCTTCAATTACAAGTTTGTGTGTAAAGGTTCCGTCTAGAGTCCCTGTAGTCCCCACACGATACGGACAATCCACTAATTTAGTCATAAGGGTAGTAAGAGACTTTGATTTGAAAAGATGACATTCATCACCGAATATAGCACCAAATTGTTCAAAGTATTTCTCTGGCATCTTGTATATACTTTGCCATGTTGAAATGATTACTCTCTTCTCTGTATTCTTATCTTGTCCTGCATA